AAGTATAGTTTGACTGAATTAGAAAACATGATACCTTGGGAAAGAGAGTTGTACATAGGAATGTTGTCTGAGTATATAGAGGAAGAAAATAATAAGGCTAAACAACGACAAGCAAGTATGAGGAAGTAATGGCAAAAAAAGCAAGATTAGAAGACGTAATAGAGAGATTAAAAGCAGAGGGTCAATTAGATCGGAATACTGGTACTAACTCTATGAAAGTTCAAATAGGTATTTTAAAAGAAATTCATGCTTCGTTGCATGTTACTGGAATGGCCGTTAAAGAAATTGCAGCAAAGATAAATGGACAAGCTACACAAGATAAACAGAGAGCTGTACAGCAAGAATTTCAGGCTCAAGAGAATACTGAAAAGCAAATAGAAAATAATAATAAAAACACTAGTGCTCTTCGTAAAGGTCTTGATGGTGTTAAGACAGCTGTTTCTGGTACATTTAGTTTCTTAAAAGATGTACTTAAAACAGGACTTTTAGGAGCAGCACTTCCTTTATTATTTGGTGCTTTAGGTGGACCTGCAGCAATGACGATTGGAGCTTTAACAGGAAATCCATTTCTTATACTCATCGGTGCAATTGGTACTCTTACTGAGATGTTAGCTGCTGGAGATCTAATGGAAATATTAAGAGATGATGATAAAACAATCGGAGAAAAGTTTGCAGCAATATTTTACGAAGGCGAGAATAGCTTATTAGGTAGAATACAAAAACAAGTAGAAGATCTATATGAAAGAATAATACCAGAAGAGGATAGACAAAGAATACGTGAAACTATGGATGAGTTTCGAGAAGCAGTAAGAGAATTTAGATTAATTATGGGACCACTTCTAAGATTTTTTGGTTTAGAAGATAAGCTTCCTCCTGAATTAACAAATTTAGCTGAAAATAGACAATCTATTCAATCAGCGTTTAGATATGTTACTGGTGATGATACTATTGGAGAAGATCAAAATCCCACAGCAATGCAAGCTATGAGAGTTTTACAAGCAGTAGGTGCTAACGTTAACAGTCCCGTAATGAATAGACTTAGAGATAGAGATCCTGACAGTAGATTAAGCGATGAAGAGTTTAGAGATCTTGTAGCTGGCTTGCAAGAGACATTTCCTCAAGGACTATCCTCAACTTTACAAAGACCAACAATAGATGCGGTCTCTCCAATATTAGATCCTAATTATCAAAGAATTGCTCCTGTAGTGAGACCCTTTATAGATTTACAAGACAGAATACAAGAGGTAAATGCGCAAAATCAACCGTTGCCATCGGTATTTAATCAAAACACTGATATGAGTCAAAGTACAAATGTATTTAGTGGTCAAAATCCTACACCAGTTGATAGATTTACTGGTCAATTAGCATTTACTACTGCATTATTTTCTGGTAATTTTGCTGCATTACAAGGTTTAGTTGAGTAAAAAAAAGGGAGGCCGAAGCCTCCCAATAATTATTAATCCCACTGGTCTCGCCAATCTGGAAGTGTTGGAGGTTCATTCACCTGTCTTTGTCTAGGTTGTCTTTGTACCTCATTCCTTTTTGGTTCTAGTGAAATCTTTGGCTTGCTCCTTGCGGCCGTTAGACCATTCTTTATCGCTATATTTCTAAGCATCGTAGTGAATTTCTTTGATTCATCTATCTTTTTCAACTCATTAAATGCATAGTCTCCCATGATTGTGTTGATTAATGCTGAGCGATTACTACCTTTGTAATCACATATAGCGTTGAGCTGATCTAAAACATCATCAGGCATATACACTATAATTTGCGTATGACCTTTTTTAGCTGACATTAGTCCTCGGCTGCTAATCTAGCAAAGTAGCTCATTGTATCTTCGTCGTCATTATCCACAGATTCAACTGCTTTTGGTTGAGGAGCAGGAGCTGTCTCATCAAGTGCAACTGTTTGTTGAGTAGTCCTTGGCATTGCTTCACCAAGAACATTTGCTAGTTTGACTTTTAATTCTTCGTAAGTCTTATAATTTTTAGGATCAGTGAACTCTTTGAGATCGTACAATGTATTGTACACACCTTTTAGTTGTTCATCATCACCGCCTTTGAAAGGCTCAGGTGATCTAAACTCTGATTTATCATAGTTACGATAACCTTCAACTTGACGAATCTTTAATTGAAAATCAGCACCACCCCAAAAATCAAATGGATTTACTGGTTGTTCACCAGGAAATTGTGGTTGCATGATGTCCATAATTTTGTCAAAGATCTTTTTCCCAAATGTATAAAGAAAAACTTTACCTTCATTTTGTGGAGCAGAAGGATCAGAAACAACATAAACGTTTGATACATAGTGCAATCTACGTTTACGTTCTCTAACAATCTGCTTATCTTCTTCGCGACCACTATTCCAAAGTTTTGTATTCATCTCTGAAACTGGATCTTGTTGACCTATTGAAGTGAGAGATTTCTCGATATACCACATACCAGTAGGACCTTTAAATCCATGATCCCAGTATCTAACCCATGGTAACTCATTACCTTCTGGTGCTGGTAAGAATCTTAAAGCTGCATATCCATTGCCTGCTTTATCTACTGTTGGCTTCCAAAAACGATCATCATTGTAATCTTTCTTTTCTGCCGTACCTCCTCCAGCTTCTTGTGCTGCATTAAGCAACTTCTGGATTTGGTCATTATTTGTCTTTAAATTTTCAAACGACATATTTTCTCCTGTATATTTTTGTATTAACTGAATTATCCACTTTATTCATAATGTTTAACCATTGTATCATAATATAATATAGATGTACATCTATCTTTTCAAGTAAATCCATGCTACCAGAACTTCTCTTGTACCACGAATTATTGGAGTTACTTGATGAAACTTCATTGCATGAAATATTATTGTTTCACCAATTTCCAATTCTGCTTTCCATGGTTGATCATCTTCACGTGACCAAACCAATAAATCACCTCCTTCTAAATCATCTGATTTATCGAGAAGAGTGATCGTACTGAATATCCTATTACTAAAAGGATCTCCATTATTCTTATTGAGGTAATCTCTATGTTTTATAAAGTGACCACCTACCTCATACATTAGATAATTAAATTCTCCAATGTAATGATGATCTTTGAAGAGATTAGGTCTGTGTATAGGTACAATATCAAGTATATTCTCACACACATCTGGGAAATCTAAATGACTGACTTCCTTTACCTTTGCATCTCTCAGATCTTTATATATACCTCCATCACCTTTTGTAACCTTTGCATCATGCGAACCAACAGTAGTTTTGAAATGCCTTAGATCTTCTATGGCATTTTCATCAATTACGTTTGATATTGTAAATAATGCGTCGCTCAAAATAGTGTGTTCTTTTTAGGAATAAAATTGAGGTCCATTGCCTCAGTTTCTAATTTAGATTTAATAATCGGTGTGACATATTTACGAGCATCTTCCACTTCGATCTTGTTCTCTTCACAGACAAAAATGATTGCATCCATATAAGTCATTCGTCTGTATCTTACTTCTTTTTCAACCATCTCACTAAACTTCTTTTTTGTCATAAAAGGTGAATTTACCATTATGTAGCCCTCAATAATATAGTATCGTTATTTATTCTTCCATTAGCTTCACGTTTTTTCGTAGACAAAGCATCAATGGTTTGATCGATAGTTTTATCTGCTCTTCCTAAAATGATTGGAAGTATCTCTTCAGGTTTTCGTAGTGTTACCTCGATTGACGTAGGATCAAAGTTTTTTATGGTTGAACCACTCACTTCAAAACCTACCTCACTTTTCAATATTGTCAATCGTTTATACTTCGTATTGAATGCATATAATCTATGCGATCCAACAATCAAAATAGGATTAATCGATTGCAATTTGAAATCACTATCTGCATTTTTGTATTTCATTTTTGAAACTTGTTTGTCTGCAGATTTGACAGTTTGCTTTCTAACTTTTCTTTGCATAATCGATGTATGCTTAATTCTTTCTAAGTCTTGTAGCATTGTTTCAAAAATCTTAATTCTTTTCTTTTTCTCTTTTGTTGGTACGTGTGAATATGATTCTACCATAAACTCATCTGTTTTATCGAGAGCAGCTTTGTATTGCTCATAGTCTTGAGTAATCCAATCTTTGACTTGCTTTGTAGCTTGTCCTTTCAAACCATTTACTAAGAATATGTTATAAAGATCTATATCATAATCTTCACCTTTTATCCATGCATCATACAACTTGTCGATCTCAACAAGTACAGTATCATTGACTTTCTGTGCAAGCCTTTCTGCTACAGAGATAACTTCTCTATCTGCAGTTTCTTTTTTGGCTGGAGAATGATTGATTTGAGATTCATAGTTAGCACTCTGTAACTTCTTTGGAATATATTCATTACGAATATAATTGAGTGCCTCTTCGAACCTTTCATTTGTTTCCAAACCAGTATTCAACCAAAAGATTGTAGCAGCAACATCACTTGCTCTAAAATAATCATCACTCAAAGAAAAGAGAGTTTGCACTTCTTTCTTTTTATAGCTTTTCTTAATATAATCTTTGATGATTTTAGTTTTATCTTTTGAATCGATCTCTTCAAAGAAGTGATATCTACATTTTTCAAAACTATCAAGAGGAACTGCAGCTAATCCTGTTCGTCTCTTTGCTCTTGTTTTAGTTTTCCTTCTTGCCATTATTGAAATACCTCATACGTTAAGTCTAAGTACTTTCTATTTATCCAGTAAAGATTGTGTAAGAAATCTTCGAGCATATATGCCTCATGTTCCCAAGGTTGTTGACGATAAGATGCATGCTTATAATCCTTCTTTCCATAGATATAGTTTCTGTCATTGATCTCACCTCGTATAAATTGTTTAGCATGAACCAATTCATGTGCAAGAGTTTTTGCAAGATCATTGATTGGAATGAGTCCACCATGATTATCATGACTTCTACACATCTCGATCGTTACTTCATTACGATCACCAACACAATAACCTAAGTCACTCTGTTTCCTTACAAGTTTAAGATGTATATCAACTTCTCGTTTTAATTTGCCTTTAAAGAAATGATTCAATACATCATTTACGTATTGTTCGAATCTTTCTTGTTGTGGCCATCTACCTTCAAAAAATATATTCATTACCACGCACTCAAGTTCGGTCTACTTCGATCTTCTACTTCTCTTTCAAGTTCAGTCCAAAGATCATACAATTTCATAGTATTCTTTTCTCTTTTTAAAACAATATCTACGAGTGTATCCAAAGTAAGTGTATCTCCAAAATTATTTCTTGCTTGTTCTACAGCTTTACGAAACTGTGAATCCATTTCTTTCTTATCATCTTCTTCAATAAGAGTTTGTCGATATGACTGTTGCTGATTAAAAAAATCAAGTTGTTGTGCATACTCATCATCAGTCATCTTCATTGTCCTCCATATCGTTGTTCCATTGTAGATCATCAACACTGAATGCTTTTTCTTTATACTCAGGAAGTTCATCACCTCGTTCAAGAGCATAAATCCAATCATGAGATTCTAATATTGTTCTAAGATCTGCGTTACCAACTATTCTCAAAAGAGCAACTAATAAAGCATCTTTTGGAATACGTTTGTTTTCAACTGCGTCAATTACTTCAGCACATAAGTTTATCATAAATTTCTCCTATTCGTCGGTATTTCCAACATTTGTTACAGCGATTTGAATGATGTGTGTTGACAAATGTAAAGGATTTTCGTCAAAGTGTTTTTTCAAAAATTTTAAAGAATAAATCGAAAAGTAAGTTTTATCGATAGTATTCATAAGAGAATACTTTTGAGTTGATTTAAGCGTTGGTGGATTTTCTAAGATTTTTTGATTGTGTTCAAATATTTGTTGCATAATATATACTCCTTGTTGTTATATGGTTATTCTCCTATAAAATAACATTGTTGTACATGTTTTTTAGCAACTATATCTCCAATGAAATCAATAACTTGCATAAGTGTATGATTTTGTTAGAGATTTTCTTTTGCCAATAAAATCAATAACTTGCATAAATATAGCTATGAGTGATATATTTGACTTTGGCTTTACAGCTGTAACAGAAGAGGAATTAGAAGTAGTACAGAAAGCTTCAGCAGAAGTGGAAACTGTATCTGCTACTGTTGCGAGTACACAAGATAAATTAGATAAATTATTCAATGCTGTACAACCTCTTCTCACAAATCTCAAGAAAAATCCTGAGAAAAATTACATATACTGGCCAAATAGATTAGATAAAGTAGAACAATTCGAAGACTACATTCAAGACATTTATAAGAGTTAACCTCTTTTCTTGAATACTAAATCATGGAATCCGTGTCTAAACATAAATTTCCAACCTAATTCATGCATCAGTTCTTTGACCTTTTCTTTTGTATCAACCGATTCGATGTAAACTAATCCTCTTGATCTTGATAAAAGCTCTTGAGCTCCTTCAATAACTTGAACTTCATGTCCTTCTACATCGATTTTTACAAATCCTGCAACTTCGTATGGTAGTATGTAATCTAAAGGAACAACGTTTCTCTTTACAACGTGTCCTCTTTCACTTCTTGCTAATCTTGTGTCAATAATTGTGTTAACAGAACCTGCTGTAGGATATTCCATTATATCCACTTGTCCTGCTACATTACTCAATCCTACATTTAAGCATTGAATATTTGGATATGGTTCTGTGTTTTTTGCTAAACACTCATAATTTGTTGGAGTTATTTCAAAACATACTATCTTTTTAAAAACATCCGCAAAAGGAATAGCAGTGTGCCCAAAGTTTGCACCAATATCAACATACAGATCTTTATATCTTATATGTTTTTTAATCCAACCAGTTTGTGATTCATATAACTGTCGTCTTCTTTCATATGTGACAGGATGACAATATCTGTCATTCTCAGGAAGCCAAAAATCGTTAATTTTTTTCATTCTTCCTCTTAAATATTTTATCCCAATTTTCATCGAATTTCTTCTTTGGAACTCCTAAAGGTCTTTGTTTCGATCCTTTACCCATTGTCGTATATACTCCTCAACATCAAATTTACAATCAATAATTGGATTCTCACAGAAAGTTTCTTGTGCTTCTCCAGGCATATTATCTTCAAACACATAAGGATGATCGAATGCCTTTGCAATATCTAATATGCTGACATTCTTAGCATTACCTAAATGCACCTCATCAGGAACAAATGGCATCTTCATCATTTCCATCATTCCTTCAACAACATCTAATACATGTGTAAAAGCTCTTTTCTTTGAACCGTCACCAAAAATGGCCATTGGTTCTCCTGCTTGAATCTTTTGCTTGAATCTACGAATAACTGTACTATATGGACCATAGTCTGCTTCACCTGGACCAAACACATT